TTATATATGTTTAATTATTTATTTGTAATTTTTTGAGCTATTTTAATTCAAAAAACATTTATTAATATTTAAAAATCATAATAAATTTCATAAAAATTAGTTATAATTTTTTTTAACATGAACCACCACCACAACCTTCTTGTTTCAAAAAATTTTTTTGTGATGATCGTGTAATATTTAAAACTGTAAATTCTTCAGCGGCAGTCGGATGAATTCCCGTTAGACAGTCAAACTGATCTTTAGTTGCCCCCAATAATAAACCTAAAGCAAAACCTTGAGTTATTTCACTCGCATTATTTCCAATAAAATGAAATCCAATAATTTTTCCATTCCGTTTGTCAACTATTAATTTTGCTAAATGATTAGATTTTATGTAACGTTCATAGCGAAATGTTATTGCTTCGCCTCTTAATTCTAAATATTTAGGGTAAATTCCATTGTATTTTTTCCCATTGTCTGTCTCTAAATCATAAACCCAATCATTATGCTCATTTTGATAATGATTTGTAACAATAGCATCAATTTTTATTTCACCATTGTCATATATTACTGTACTATAATCATTTTCATCAAATCCAGTATCTGGCCACCATATTTTATTTTTTTCTGCATATTGTCGTGCCCATAAATTCTTCCCATGTAAGAGATTAGAACGAGATGTACAATAATGAGGATGACATGGTGTTTGTTCAATTGGTCCATAACGTGACCACCAAACTTCAACATTTTCTTTTCCAATACCACCTTCTTTTTCTTCTCTTTCGGCTTCTTCAGTTGTTAATCCAATTGTTCCATATTCGGGTGTAGAAAAAATGGTTGTTGGAATTAATTTATATTGCATTTTAGTTTTACCTTTTGCAAAAATTCTTCTAACTAAATAAGTAGCTGCTTGTATAGCCACTGGCGTTAGTTCAGGTAATTCATGTGATCGATATTGAATATGTTTATCTTCAATATCTCGAAATATTTTTCCCTGATAACCATTTTCGGTACATCTTATATCATATTTTCCATCATTAGAAGAAATAATAATCCCACTAAAATAAGTAGGTTCATTTTTTTGATAACGAAAAAATATAGCTGTACCATCTTTGAGACCATGTTCTTTAATTTGTGTTGAAACATCACCTATTGCAAATATATTTTCAGTTGTAGTCCTTTCCATTTCATCAACTAGAATTTTTCCAAAGTTAACGCGAATATTCGCCTTTTCTAATCCCATATTTTCAATATTGGCTTTTCGACCCAAAGCCAATAATATGGTATCAAATTCTTCAACATATGTTTTACCATCTCCTTCAACTTTCCATGTTACAACTATAGGACCTTTTGGTTGTTTACAAATTATTTCATTAGTTTTTGTATCAATAATTTCAATAACACCTGATGAAAGAAGATAATATTTTTTATTTTTTTCTTGAGAAGGAAATTATATTTGTCCTTTTCTTTCACCTTGAATGATTTTTTTTGATCCTTCAGGAATTACTGGAAAGTTTTCGTTTTTGGCACAAAAACTTATTGGTTTTGCTTTTAAAATTATGCGTATCCCAGATCTTTCCATCAATTCTCCAATTTGAGCTGCGCATTGTTCATCAAATTTTCTCAATATTACACTTCGGTTCATTAGTGTCATATCTAATTTCATTTCATGTAGGAATGCTGCACATTCTACTGCAACATATCCACCTCCAATTACCAACGTTTTTCCTGGACTTGTTTTTTTTCTAAAAATATCATCACTACTAATTGCTAATTCTTTCCCAGGTGTATCTCCATAAAAAGGTCTTCCACCAGTTGAAATTATTATGTATTGTGCTGTTATTTGTTTTTCCGAATTTTTGTCTAAATAACCGATTGTATGTTCGTCAATAAAATATCCATAATTGTGAAAATATCTAATTCCTGCATCCACAAGTTGTCTCTTATAAGACCAATTTAAAGATCCTATATAATTTCTAATTTTTTCTGACATTTTTTCCCATGTGAATTTAAAATTTGAAAAGTCCCAACCAAATTCTCTGACTATTTCATTTGAATAACCCAAAAACCAGAATAATGCATTAGTTTTTTTGGAATACACCCAACATTAACACAAGTTCCTCCTAGACCCCATGTTGTCCCAATTGGTGAAGGTTTAACAAAATCAAAGATCCCTACTTTTAAATTTTCATTTATTTTTTTAGCTTCTTTTGCAGCCGTTATTCCTCCAGAACCACCTCCAAGAACAACAAGATCATAATCGTAATTATTATGAGACATTTATAGTCTTTATAATCTCACTACATGTTTATGACATATTCATAATTTTCTTATTTGTGAATTAATCAATGAAATTATAAAATAAAAAATATCACTAATATACAATGAAAAAAATAAAATTATAATGATTTATTGAAAATAATATCTAAATCTCTTACTACAACTTATTAATAACAATGGAAATATATAAAATGTGAAATGAATATTAAAAATAAGTTTCTATATAATTCATCAACAATTGCAAAGCTTCTAAATATGGAAGTCTCGAAGTTATGAAATAGTTACTGAGGAACAAATTTCCATACAATATATGAGTATTCACAAATGTAGCCGAAAATGAGAACTTATTATGCGATTTTAAATAGAAAAAATATCAAAAATTTGAATTAATTATATAATAATAATTTTTCATATCATAGTCTTAATTGTTATACGCAATTATAATGATATAATGAAAATCATAAATTGGTTTTCAGAATATTTTCCACATATTAAAAAATAAATTATAATAAAAAAAATAAAAATTTTATTGATTGAATTATTCTATTAAGGATTTGGATTTATTTAGATATTAAAATAATGGAACAAATATTTAAAGATTGTAAACTTGATCATGCATCAAATAAAATACTAAAATTCATAACACCAAGTCATTCTGGTTTGCTTAATGGAAAAACAGAAGATGTAAAACCAACTCAAATAATCAGGCATGATCCACAATTAATAATATCTTATAAAAAGTATACTTAAAAAAGATCTTATTTTTAGAATATGTGCTAAACAAGGAAGATTCGAAGATATTAAATGGTTATATAAGAATAATTATCCATATGATAAATGGGTATTTGCAAATGCGGCTCAACATGGGGATATTAAAATATTAAAATGATTATTAAAAAAAATTTTCCAAAAAACAAACTAACATTCGTATGTGCATGTATTGGTGGAAATATTGAGGTAATAAAATAGTTATTAGAAAAAAATTCCTATATGATGAAGCTGCATTTGCATATTCTGCCAAACACGGTCATATACAAGTTATGGAATTATTATTAGAACATAAACTTTCATGTGATTACTGAGCTTTTGAATTTGCGGCCGAATAAAGAAATATTAAAGTCCTTTAATGGTTGTTTGAACATAAGATTCCTCATAATAAAAAAACATTTGTAGCAGTAGCTAAACATGGACAATTTGAAGTAATACAATGGTTCTTTGAAAATAAGTTCCAATATGATGAAGATGTATTTAAATATGTCGCTGAAAATGGAAATTTAAAAATTATGCAATGGTTATTAAAAAATAAATTTTCATATAATAAAGAAACTATATTTTATGCAATTTTAAATGGAAATTTGAAAAATATAATTTGGTTATTAGATAATAAATTCCCACAAGACAAATGCATTTTGTCTGTGAGAATAAAGAGAAAAGTTTACAAACTATTAAACAATTATTTAGAGAAAGATTTCAGATCAAGATTTAATATATTTGTTCATACCCAAAAATACACAAAAAAAGAATAATTGTTATAACCCTCTTTCTCTAAATTTTTTTAATAAAATACTCGTGCTTAAGTAAAAAATTATTTGTTTATAAATTTTACCAATTTGATAAAAATTGAATTTTTAAATAACTTGTATCTAACATAATATTTACACTAAAAGATAATCCTAGATATAAAATGCTCAAAGTTTTACCAACTTGCACTCTTTTTATTATAATTATTTGTATTTTTGGTTGCTTTTTATCATATTTTTTATTCGGTATTATAATTCTATCAAAAAGTATCGATTCATTTTTCGAATGCTATAATGTTTGGCTCAATGTTCATGTTAACTTTTTTATTATAATTATGCTCTTACTAATTGAAGTATTAGCTGGGAATTTTAAACGTATTAATATTTTTTATACAAGAAGAGATAGGCCTAGAGATGAAGATGAATTACTATCAGAAACTAGTACTTTATGTAAATATTGTACCAACATTTTTAGATTTTTTATGTTTGGAGCTATACTATGGTGTTTTTCTGTTCGATATAATTTGAATCATGATAAGGAATGCCAAAATATTTATCAACAAAAATATCATTCATTATATGTATATAGTATTATTACCTTTTATGTTAATATTATAATTATTGTTATATATTTTTTATGTTATTGTTTTTCAGATAACAATAATAATAAAAAAAAATATAATGAAATTTTATTATGAAGATAAAGTCATATTTGTTTATAAAATTTTTAACAATTATAATGAAAATATTCAAATAATTGTCTAGTGTTTGATAATTTATCGTTAATAAAATGTTTATAAACCTTTATTCTGATAATCTTATCAACATTTTTACATTTATCTGTATCAAACAAGATGCCTTCAATAATATTCCCATTCACAATACCAAGATCATTATTGTCTTTAATATCAATGGCATCAAAAAGTTTTTCGATATCATCTGTATTAACAGTTAATTTCTTTAGTTTATCTTTATATCTTCTGAAGGGACATAGTAACAACTTATAACATTCTTTGATAGATGATTCGATTAATAGTACTTCAGCTCCATAATCACGATAGTGTTGAGATGTATTACTATAATAAAATTTTATTTTAACAACACAAAATTCAGGTGTAGTATCTATATTTTGATGATCCAATTTAACTTCATTTTTTTTGTCAATTAGGTATGTTTTTGTTTTTTCAAACATTATCTTGTCTTGACATATTTTTTTTATAAATTTCAAAATTTTTGTGCAATTTAAGATGAGCATCAATTTGTCAAGACAACTATCACAATCATAAATACAACTATCATTCACATCTTTGGTGTAGCATTCTAGTCTTTCTTTATCTTGAAAAAATAATTTTTCATGTAATGATATTCGCTGGCAAACTTTTCAGGAGCCATTTGTAATAAGATCATATAATCGTTATTTTTAAAATATTACAAAATCATTTTTTTTATATTTAACACATAAAATGTTAATTGTATAAAATGATAATTATTATTATTCATAAAAGTAATCAAATTTTTAAAAAATAGATGAAGTATAATCATGTTCTCATTTTTTATGTTTAGACATATTAAAAACCTTTTATTGTAATTTTTTGTGGGAAATTATATTTAAGGTCATATTTATAAAAAGATAAATGTGTTTTTAGACGATAGAATCTAAAATTATTTATAATCATGATCTTAATAATATTTTAAATAATAATTATAAATTAAGATATTGCATTTATAAATATAAAAAATTCGATGACTTTCAGGATTAGTAATAATTATTCGCATATATTTTATTTTTGATATTAATTTTATCAAACTCGAACAAAATTTAAATAATAAATTATTCAAATATATTAGATTATGAAATTTAAATAAATATGACAATAATTCACAAGTATAAAATCGAGGATCAATACTATGATCTCAAGAAAATTATTAATAATCTGGAATTAATAAGTGATTCACTCACTTTTCGAATGACAATTATTCCATACAGAATCAATATTTAATTAGAGATAAAATGTATGTTAGTAATTGTAAAAAATTTTTGTGAAATTGGTACAAAAAATTTAACATACATTACTAGTCTTAAAAATCATCGAACTTTTCGAAATGATACATGTACTATTCTATTAGCAAAATTATAATTTAATTTGTTTTCAGAGATGGTAGTAGTTTTTTAAGTATTTTTTAGGTGCTATTGTCTTGACATTTATAATTTTAATAATGAAGCTCTTTAAAAGAAAAACCATAAAAAAATGCAAACTAATGGTTTGTATTATGTCTTCCAAAGATTATGAGTAATAATACGATAATTGATCTACTATTAAAAAGTTCGATGACTTTTTAGAATAGTAATATTACAAAAGATGATTCAAGATTTTATTCAGAAAATATATCTTTAAATAATGATTATATTTTTATTAATGATGTATTTTGTATTAATATATATTCAATAAATATGGAATTTGTGAATAATATACCAATTTCTTGCCAGAATTTAGAATTAGATAATAATAATAATATTTGGTATCACTTGAGAACAAATTTCGTATCAACAACTTGAAAGAAGCTATGATTAATTCGTGAGAATTAAATAAATAAGATGATTAATAATAGAATTAAATATATTACAAATTATAGAATGATATATTTGTGACTGATATTGATTATGATCGCATTTGTGTGTTTTCATGTGAAGATAAATTAATAAGATTGTGAAGTAAATTTGGTTATGACTCGGGTGAATTTTATTTTCCCAATGCAATTGCTATTTATAAAAATCTCATTTTTGTGATTGATTTAAGAAATTTCAAAATTTTGATCTTCTTGATAAATTTATAAAAAGTTTTTATTATGATGTAAAATTTTTTTGCGAAGATATTGTGATAAATAATGATGTTATATACACAAGTAATTTTTCATAGATGTGTATAATAGAAATAAAATTATCTTTTAATAAAAATTTTTTATAATGATTAACATATATTATTTTTTTATTGAAATGGCATAATCTTGATATCCAATTATTAATTTTAATCTTGTTGTATACTCGCTTATCCAACTAGTCAGATAAATATAATTATATGTAATTGTAATATTCATAAATTCAATACCATTCTCGAATATATATATATATTCATAGATGAATTTTCCAAAACATGTGAATGCTTGGATTCTATGATTCCCCGAATCAACAACGAAAACAATATCTTTATATATAGCAATTCCCCAAGGATTTAGAAATTTTCCCTTTTCACAACCCTTATTTCCCCAAAATCTATTTAGTTTTCCCTCATAAGAAAATACACATATACGATTATAAGAAGTATCTACCATATAAATCTCATTTTTAAAAGCAAAAATTTTTCTGGATTTTTCATTACAAAACGCATTACTAGTTAATTCCCATGAATTAAGTACTTTTCCCTCTAAATTATATATATAGAACATAGTATTTGTAGTTATTAATATATTATTATCTTTATCAATTATTAGTCCTTGAATCGAGTTAATTTTTATTTTACTGATTAGTTTCATATTTAATGAAATTACATTTATATAGTGTGATTTCAAAACACAAATGTATTTTTCATTTGAATATATCATAGCTGTATAAAAATTTACATTTTCAACAGTGACTAATTTTGAATTTTGTAGGTCGTACCTACATGCATTTGTTATATTACAAAAATATATATTATTACCAATTTTTGCCATTGTTCTTGGTTCAAGATTTAAATTGAATAATTCGGAAAAAGTTATGTTTTTTGGTATTGGTAATAATATATTTTTCGACACACAAGTCTCGAGTTTTTTTTGCCAGAATTTACATATATATTGATTAATTAATTTGTATTCATATGGTAAAAAAGAGATGATATTTGCTAGTAATTCGGTTGGAATTTTTTCCCATGATATATTATCATAATTTTTAATTTTTTGATAGATTTGAGACAATATTTTTATTGAATCACAAATAGTTATCTTAAAAGTTAATGGATCATTTAATGATTCTAATATTTTTATATTATCTTTTAAATTCAATAAAATATTTGTCATATTATGGATTTCAATTAATGTCATATTCGTTTAGAATTTAAATAGATACATTTTATATTTTTTGGAATTTATAATTTCAATTTTTACATTGTTTCGATAATATTAATTATTTTATTGAAAATAGAATGATGATTTAGAGATATTAGAACTAAAGTAAATAATATTTTAGATGCTACTTTTAATAATTATGATCTGAAAAATAATATACGAAAAAAACTTTAAGTGTTATTGATTTTATTTCTTGTAGTGAATTTCTTATAAAATATGATCTATTAACTATATAGTTAGATTAAATATGTCCTATATTTGAAAGGAGTCAAATTTCTGGAAAAAATAAAATATATGAATATCAATAATGATTATTTTATAAATAAGAGCAAATATGATGAGATCATATATATTCTTGTTAAAATAATTAATTTATAATGTTTTATTTATTTTTAAAAAATTGAAATGTAATATAGCTATTAGTTTCAATAAATAAAACTGTATAATAATAATAATAATGAGTGAACCAAAGGCTGTAAGAGTCGAAGAAAAAATCAAGTTTGGTCACCATAAAAATGAATATCGAGGGAATAAAAATTTTTTAACTAATCCACCAATTGAAATGGTAGATAATTATAATTGGTTACGTGGTGATAAAAATCTTGATCCAAAAATATTTAAATATTTAAATGACGAAAATAAATATTTAACCATATTATGAAAGATACCAAACTTCTTCAACATAAATTGCGACACGAATACAATTCAAGATATTTTACCAACAAGAAAATTAGATTGAAAAAATATAATCAATTATCAAAATATTTTTATTTTGAAAATAATGGAAATACTTATAGAATAAAAACAAGTGATATTAAAGAAAATAATATATTCTTTGATGAAGAAATTTTACTACAACAAGATCTGAAATTGTTACTAAATACAGACGAAATTTAAAAAAATGAAAAGTTTTGTAATATTGATACAATTTTACCAAATTATAATGATACTATGTTAGCTTTTGTTATTGACATAATTGGAAATGAAGATTACGATATTAGATTTAAAGATATTCAAAATGATAAAATATTAGAAATAAAACCTCCACATAAAACAAACGGAGCTTATGTTTGGTCACCTATTGAAAATTCAATATTTTATACAGTTGATTCAAATAATAGGGCTAATCAATTATGGTATCTAAATATTGATACTAAAAAAAACATATTAATATTTGAAGAAAAAAATATTGGACATTCTATTGATATTACTATATCTAATGATAAAAAATATTTATTTGTTGAATCATTAAGTATAAACACAACGCAAATTTATTATTATAGATTTATCAAAAAGGGAATAAATAGATAAAACATAATGGAATTTTTTACAAAAAAAAAAATAGGATTAAAATATAGTGTAATAAATTATAAGAATCATTTTATTATGTTGACAAATGAGCATGAAGAAAATACAAAAATAATATGTGTATCGAAAAAAAATCCAAATAGAAAAAATTGGTTTGATTTGATTAAAAATGACAATAAAATAAATATAAAAGAAATTGTTTGTCAAAAAAAATTTATAGCTTTACTAATTCAAAAAGATGGATTTGAAACTATTGGAATTATAAATTTGAGAGAGAAAATAAAAAAAAATAAACCAAAAGAAATTAAATATTTAAATTTCTCTGGACTTATTTATAATCTAGATCTTGAAACACATAATGATACTAACAAGGTATTAATATCTTATACATCTTATATTGTTCCAAAAATATATTACGAATATAATTTTGAAAAAGATAATATTAAAATAATATATGAACGTAAAGTAAATAATTTTAACTCAGAACTTTATGAAACAGAATTAATTTACGTATCATCACATGATAATGTGAAAATACCACTTTCAATAGTCTATAAAAAAGAATTTGGAGATCTAAAAAATCAACCGAGATCTTTCTTATTGTCAGCATATGGTTCTTATGGATTAGTACAAGCGTGTGTTTTTGGAGAGTGAAATTATCAGTTTATTAGATCGTTCAATTGTTTACGCACAAGCTCACGTTAGAGGTGGTGGAGAATTTGGAAAATTATGGCATAATAGTGGTAGGAAATACAAAAAAATTAATAGTATAATTGATTTTATTACCTGTAGTGAATATTTAATAGAACATAATTATACGAATTCAAACTTATTAGCAATTTTTGGTGTTAGTGCTGGAGGATTATTAGCAAACTCATGTATGGTTTTACGTCCTGAATTATATAAAATGGTAATTACAACAGTACCATTTGTTGATTTATTAAATACGACTGCTGATCCCAAAATAGCATGTGCAATAGATGATTGGTACGAATTCGGAAATCCTAATATCAAAAAGGATTTTATGTATATGAAACAATATTCACCATATAATAATATTCAAAATGTTGATTATCCTCACAATTTAATAATATCGGGATTTCACGATTATCGTGTTCCATATTGGGAAGCAGCTAAATTTATGGCGAAATTAAGACATATGAAAACAGACAATAATATCCATTTATTATATACCAATATGTCATGTGGTCATTTTTTAGGATGTTCAGAAATTAATAACATGGATTATGAATTTGTAATTTATGCTTTTATGTTGAAAATTTTTTCTTTATATTAAAAAAAATTGAAAATGAAACATATTGTATTTTTTATTGAAAATATAAATAAACAAGTCATGCTTCGTTTATATTCTAGAAGAGTTTTTTATAATAAAAATAATCTTTTAAATTGTGTAATTCATTTACAAGATTCTAATAGGAACAATAAAAAAAATGATTATATTACGAAACGATCTTATTATAGTGGAGGATTTGATATTTCACAATATGTAAATAGTTCGTCTTTAACGGTGGCAGCAGCTACAGTAACAACTGCATTAGCAACTTATTGGGTTTCGACATTATATAAGGTCGCACTACCAAACGAATATTTGGTTAAAACAGGACTTTTTATTGATGATATTAGTATTAGTAAAAAATGTTTTCAATTACCATTTCAAACACTTTCTCCTATTGATATGACACCACTTACAATTCATTGTGTTATTGAAGATGCTATGTCTAGTGAAAGAATCTCGTTTAAAATGCCAACTGTATTTACAGTAGGTCCTGCAAATAATGTTGAATCACTAAAAAATTATGCAAGATTGTTACAAGGTACGACAAAAGAGGATTTAAAAACTAAAATTATGGGAATTATTAGGGGTGAAGCAAGAATGGCTGCAGGTAAATTACCATTGGATGATTTATTTAATAATAAAGAAAATTTCAAACATCATGTAAGTGATAAAATTAATACAGTACTTGCTGATTTTGGTTTGTATGTATATAACGCTAATCTTGAAGATTTTAAAGATTTAGAAGGTAATGAATATTTTCTATATTTAAAAAAGAGAGCTCTTGAAGGTGCTGTTAATAGTGCGAAGGTAGCAGTTGCAGAACAAAATAAAATTGGTAATATTGGAGAAAGAAAACATTTAACAGAAACTAGACAAGGATTGGCTGAATATGAAAAACAAGCTAAATTAACTGAAAATGAAAGAGATAAAGATATTGCCGAATCTGATACACAACTTAAAATTGCTAAAGCAGAATTTGAAAAATTAACTAGTATTGCTAATTTTGAAAGTCAAGCTGCTTCAGAAAAACGCCAATTGGAATTACAAAGAGAAGTTGAAGAATTTAGAAATAAACAAAATGTTGAGAAATTAAGAGCATCTGAACTTTCCGTTGCAAGTGTTCAAGCTGAAACAAAAATAAAAGATGCTGAAGGATATGCCCAATCGGTGCAACTTAAAGCTGCAGGTGATGCTAGTGCCATCAAATTAAAAGCAGAAGCAGAAGCTGAAGCGATTAAACTCAAAGCGTTAGCTCAATATATTGAAGTAGAAAATCAAGCCAAAGGTATTCTCGAATTACGTAAAGCTGAAGCTAAAGGTCTTTCTGATTTAATTAGTGCTGCTGGTAGCATTGAAAGTCTCAGTCACTATTTGATGGTCAGAGATAATGTTCCTGTAAATATTGCCGTTGAACAAGCTAAAGGTTTACAAAATTTAAAACCAAGTATCAATTATTGGTTTACTGGAAATAAAAATTCGAATGATAATGTTTCAACAACTATTCAAGATATTGCACAAACAACTCTTCCCTTATTAGATTCTGTTAAAAAACAATATGGAATTGATTTTCTTAAAGGATTCAAAACAGATTAATAAATTTTTTTATAAATTATTTAAAAATAAACATGATTATGCTATTTTATTTCTACTATCACAATTTTATAAATTATGTTTAAATAATACATATACATGTCACATAATAATAAAAATATTGATCCAATAGATGAAATTAATAATGCGACAAAAAATTGTAAAGGAGATAGATTAGAACTAAAATATCAATATGAAATAAGTTGTCAAGTTTTAAAAGCTTTTAAAGAAAAAGATCTATCGAAAGATGATTTGATTAAAATTCAAAAAAAAATACCAATTGTTTATCCTTGGAATAATAGTTTACAATACCAATTATTAAGAAACAATTATAATAGGAGATGGACTTATTTTCCAATGGGAATAATTATGTGTAAAACGACAAAAGACGTACAAAATTCTATAAAATTTCTAAAAAAATATAATTTGGAATTTTCTATTCGTAGTGGAGGTCATTGTTATTTGACTTTTTCATTATCAACTGGGATAATTATTGATCTTTCTTAATTAGATAGTATAAAAGTTGTCTGTCATAGTAAATCAAAAAAATGTGCTACAAATATTAGATCGGATAAATTTGTAATACTTGGCCCAGGAGCACTTTTGGGTAATGTAATTAAAACCATTAGCTCATATAATATTTCTTTACCAACTGGTAGTTGTGTTAATACAGGTACAGCTGGATTATCTCTTGGAGCTGGTATTAGTCCCTCATTAATTCGTTTGAGTGGTTTAATGGCCGATCATATTGTATCTGCAAAAATGATTAATTCTAATGGTGAAATAATAAATATAGATGAAAATGAAAATTCCGATTTGTTATTTGCGATTAAAGGAGCTGGAGGCGGAAATTTTGGAATTTTTACAGAATTTACTTTTCATCCTTGTTGGTTTAAAGGTGCCATTGTCTTTAATTTGAGATATGATTGGTCTGTATTTAAAAAAGTTTTTAAGATGTGGCAAAAGTTTTCACCTTTTACTGATAGAAATCTTAGTTCTGAAATTGATTTGTTTCCTCCTAAATTTTCTACAGATGAAACTCCCCCTGTTCAATTTAAAGGACAATATGAAGGATCTTTATCTGATTTGAAAAAATTAATCAAGCCATTTATTGATTTAGTCAAAAAAACCAAAAAATCAACAATTTTTATAAAACATGCGAAAACATTTGCAGAAGCAGGAAAATTTTGGGGTGAAACTGTTCAAACATATTTCGAAAATTATAGCATTTTTTGGCAAAATTCTTTATCAGATGAAGCTTTAGATGTTTATGATCATTATATGAAAATAGCACCTGGTCCATATTCAAGTATCGAATTTAATGCTATGATGGGTCGTGTTTCGGATATAAAAAGTAATGAAACTGCTTTTCCATATAGAAAATCAAGATTTTGGAATCAATTACAGGGTAAATCAATTGATCCAGAAGATTTCCCAAAACAACAATTATGGGTTAGAAAATTATATGATGCTATATCTGTATATGCTGATAAAAATCATGATGTAGTTCCCTCATATATTAATGCACCACAAAAAAATCTTCAAGACAAATACATGAGAGCTTATTATTCAACTAATTCTAAAAAATTAATTAAAATTAAAAATAAATATGATCCTGAAAACTTTTTCCATTTTCCACAATCAATACCCTTATCAGATGATACTTCAAAGTATTAAAATATTTTTAAT